AGATAAAATGATAGCAGCACAAAGAAAAGCGAAAAGCTAAAATATATTAGCTAAGTCTATAAGGACTATCAATGGAGAGATACCTAAATACGGATATAGAAAAAACTCTGGCTCTTTCAGAGAGGCTAAAGATAGCTGTACTCGAAGAAATTCAATGGGGTATCACTTTACGAAAATTATTAAAATTACCGAGGACTAGTACTAATACAGTCCTCATTAACAGGCTAATAAGCCAAAGTACTCGTTAGAGTAATAGGAATATAAAAATGGCAAGACAAGGCGGATTTTTAAGTGGACCAAGTATCCATTCAACTTCCAAGCTAAGAAAGCATGTATTGAAAAGGGGTTTAACTCGTGATTTAAATGCAGCAGCTGGAACTTACGTAAACACAAAATCACCAATGTCCACTCCAGGTGGATTTTATGGTGCAGCACCCAAAGCAATAGGACCAAGATTTGGTAAAACAGTCAATCCTAAAAGGGCAAAGTTCGGTAAGAAAACACCTTCTAAATTACTAACGAGAAGGAGAAGAAGATAATATCTTTAAAAAAATAAATAAATTTATGAAGTCAGGAAGACTTGATAAAGTAGTAAAGAAGGCTTTACTAAAAAAGAAAAAACATGGCACTAACAAAAGCAGAAAAAGGAAGGCTCAAAAGAGCTGGGCTAACTAGACTTAATAAACCTAAAAGAACACCTAAACACAGAACAAAGAAAGCTGTAGTAGGAGTTAGAGTTGGCGGAAAGGTGAAAATCATTCGCTTTGGTGCACAAGGCATGGGACATAACTATAGTCCCGAAGCTCGAAAGAGTTTCAAAGCAAGACACGGAAAGAACATAGCTAAGGGTAAAAGCTCCGCAGCTTATTGGGCAAACAAAGTGTTTTGGGCAGGCAAGGGTGGTTCAACAAAAAGACCACCTAAGTCTCAAAAATATGTACGAGGAATTAAAAGGAGAAAATAATGCATGTCAACGGAACCAAACTATGGTTAGATGAAGGAGCAGCACACGCAACAAAATTTCTACAGAGATTAATGACTGTAGAAGAAAAAAGAACACTATCAAAAGCAGAAGAAGATCTAAAACAGATAGCAGCTTCATATTGCTACTTATATTCAAAGATGTTAGAAATTGGAGAACTGGAATCCGAAGATAACTATAATATTTTTCCAGATGAGATATTGCATTGATAGAAATTAGTCGTACAGATATAGTTAGTGATTATCTAATGGATTTAGAACAACAATCACGTTTCATAAAACTTCCTATACTGGAATATCTTGAGCTATTAGGTATTACACCTAACACCTCTCAAACAGCAATCATTAATGCAATTAACAACCCGAAGTATCGTTTTATTACGGCTGCGGTTTCACGTCGCCAAGGAAAAACATACATATCTAATATTATAGGACAACTTGTTTGTTTAGTCCCGGGGTCGCACGTACTATTGATGTCACCCAATTATTCACTATCGCAAATCTCATTTGATTTGCAAAGAAATTTAATCAAACATTTTGATTTAGAGGTATTAAGAGACAATGCAAAAGATAAAGTTATTGAACTTTCAAACAATTCTACGATTCGTATGGGCTCCATTAATCAGGTTGATTCGGTCGTGGGTAGGTCTTATGATCTCATCATATTCGACGAGGCCGCTCTCACAGACGGGAGGGATGCTTTCAATGTTGCGCTCAGGCCCACATTAGACAAGGAAAACTCAAAAGCAATTTTTATATCTACTCCAAGGGGTAGAAACAATTACTTTGCAGAATTCTACTATAGAGGACATAGCGAAGAGTTCCCAGAGTGGTGTAGTATAAAAGCTACTTACCATGAGAATCCTCGTGTATCAGATTCAGACATATTAGAAGCTCAAAAAACAATGTCTGCAAACGAATTTGCCCAAGAGTATATGGCAGACTTTAATGTCTATGAAGGACAAGTCTGGGCATTTAATCATGAAGAATGTATAGCAGATCTATCCCAGATTGACGTAAGTAACATGGATGTATTTGCAGGACTTGACGTAGGTTACAAAGACCCTACAGCTTTCTGTGTCATTGCATACGATTGGGACAATAGAAAATACTATCTTATAGATGAGTACATGGAAGCAGAAAAAACCACAGAACAACACGCAGCTCAGATTCAAAAATTAATTCATAAATGGGATATTGATTATATTTATATTGACTCTGCAGCTCAACAAACAAGATACGACTTTGCACAAAATTATGATATCAGTACTATAAATGCCAAGAAATCTGTATTAGATGGAATAGGACATGTAGCTACTGTAGTTGATAACGATGAGATAATTGTTAATCAAACTTGCAAAGAAGCACTTATATCATTGGACCAATACCAATGGGACCCTAACCCTAATTTATTAAAAGAGAAACCAAAACATAACATGGCATCCCATATGGCCGATGCTATGCGTTACGCGTTGTATACATTTGAAACCACAGCCACAACGTTTTAGCAAGACCTACAAAAAACAGTTCTTGACATTTGCTGTATGTTTTTGTTATAATTCTAATTAAGAGTAGAAATATGAATTTCAAAAGAGACTTAGTTAAATACGTACGAGACAAAGCAAAATCGAAATATAAGAAATCAAGCGATTGTTATATTTGTGGTGATTGCGAACAGTTAGATTTTCATCACTATCACGGGCTTACAGAACTACTAGAAACTTGGATAAAAAAGAAAAAATTAATTATTAATAACGAGCAAGAAATACTAGAGATTCGAGAAGCCTTTATTGATGAACACTACAAAGAACTTTACGAAGATACAGTAACACTCTGCCATAGTCACCATATGAAACTACATTCAGTGTATGGTAAAAGACCCAAGTTGATACACGCAGAGAAACAAAAAAGATGGGTCGAGAAACAGAGAGACAAATATGGCATGGTACGATAGATTCTTAGGAAGAAATAGCGAGGAAAAACTAAATCCTTCGCAATACGTTATCTCCAGAAATGAGGGAATGACTGTTGAATCTCGTGAAGTAGTAACTAATTATAGAAATGCATACGAGCAACTAGAAATTGTTAACCGTGCAGTAAATATGATAGTTGACGATGTTTCTGAAATACCTTTTGCAGTTGGAGAAAAAGTACTTGGTGCTACTAATATTGTAAAAAATATTCGTAAGTCTAAAGTAGAATTATTACTTAATAAAGAACCTAACCCTTTTCAAGATGTAAGCAGTTTTAAAAGAAACCTTATAATTGACCTACTCATAGATGGTAACATCTTTATTTACTTTGACGGTGCACATTTATATCACCTACCAGCAGATAAAGTTACTATTTATACAGATGACAAATCATACATAGAAAAGTTTACATATGATAACTCAATAGACTATAGTCCAAGCGAGATTATACATATTAAAGAAAACAGTTTCAATTCTATTTATAGAGGAGTTCCAAGATTAAAGCCTGCTTTTAGAACTATGCAGTTATTAACAAATATGAGAGACTTCCAGGATAACTTCTTCAAGAATGGAGCAGTGCCAGGATTAGTACTTAAGTCACCCAACACTCTTTCTGAAAAAATCAAAGAGAGAATGTTACAAGCATGGGTAGCTAGATATAATCCTAAATCTGGAGGTAGAAGACCTCTATTCCTAGATGGAGGACTAACAGTAGAAAATTTAACTGAAGTTAATTTTAAAGATTTAGACTTTCAAGAAGGCATAAAGTCAAATGAAAGAATTATATTAGAAGCCATGGGCATACCACCAATTTTATTAGACGGTGGTAATAATGCAAACATAAGACCCAATCACAGACTATATTATCTAGAAACAATACTACCAATAGTTAAAAAGGTAAGTTGCGCACTAGAAAGATTTTTTGGTTTTTCATTAGATGAAGATGTAACAGGTATTCCTGCTTTACAACCAGAATTGAGAGACCAGGCAGCATACTATGCTACACTTGTAAACACAGGCATATTAAGTGCCAATGAAGCAAGAGAAGCATTAGGAAAAGAACCTGTAGCCGGATTTGATGAGCCAAGAGTACCTGCAAATATAGCAGGCTCAGCCGTAAACCCGGAACAAGGAGGTAGACCTGAAGAGGCTGCCCCAAGCGAGGAAGA